CTAACGAACCAGCCAGACCAGCATCAGGATAATCGCGACTAACAGTATCCACAGCGCGGGACGCGTTGCCATATTTTGCAACGTGTCCATCATCGGTGGAAAAGGATTAAGCAGCGGTTGCATATCACGCGGATCAATCCCTTTAACCCGCCGTTGATAAAGCTGATTAAGAATATCCTCGGCCTGGGCAGAAGAAAGCGATGATTGCGCAGAAAGGCCATATTTTTGCTGGATATATGCCGATAACGCCGCCAATTCACTGGCATCTAAAGGTTGTTTTAGCGCCATCTGTAGTGATTCCAGCGTCGGCGTATTTTGCTGGCTTAACGTCTGGCGCGCCTGCAGCCAGGTCACCAGATGGTTAAACAGTTTCGCTGGAATTAACTCGCCATCTTTCACCCCGGAAAGTTCCAGCATCGATTGCCAGATCTGTTTGCTGGGTTCCCCCGTTGCCGCCGCAAGTTTGGTCACCAGCTGTTTGAGCGCATTGTGCTCCGCCGGTAATAAAGGACGGTCGGTCGCCTCGCGCTGCTGCGGTTGCGGAATAACCATCTTCCCTTCCTGCAACAGGGTGAGAATGGTTTTTAATTGCTCCGGTGAGAGCTGATTCAGCGGCGTCTGACCAAAGTTATGACGGATATAATCCGTGACCGCCTGACGATTATTCCCCAGACGTAAATACTCCCCTAATTGCGCTAAAAGCTGGCGGGCAGAATGGCTTTTTTGCGCGGCCAGCAGACGTTGCGCCAGGTTGTGTTCAGCGGCAGGGAAGTGACGCGAAAGCAGCGGTGAATCTCCCGACAGACCAATATCGTGCCTGATACCCGCCCACAGTTCTGCTCTTTGCTGTTGCGTCAGTGAGGTCACTTTCGTCATTAAGCTTTCCAGCGAAGTACGTTGCTGACTGGATAAAGGCTGATTGCCCGCGCCAGACGGCAGGTTATCTCCCTGACCTGGTGGCTGCCCAGGAGGAGGGCCGGAAATAGGTTGTATCATTACGTATCCTTATACCTGAAATCTTCGCAAGTATGCCTGGCCGCGAGATTATGGCACACTTGTCCGGTTAACTCTCGTCTCATACAGGTAACACAAACGTGAAAATCCTTGTTGATGAAAAAGATGTTGATTTAACTTTTTGATATAAAAGGATTTGTATCGACGCATGTCCACGCAGTGACCACATTTTCGAGTTACAGATAACACAAAGCCCGTTTTCACGGGCTTTGTGTTATCTGTGATTGTGGCTTAGCCGCATGATTTATACTATTTCCAGTTACAGGCTTCTTGAAGCGATTTTAGCGTGGTTGACAGGCCGTTTAAATTGAAAGTTGCACTTACAGGGCTTTCATTATAAGGGGTTATTTTTGCATACATTTTGTTTGAGTTGGCTAGTTTTCTGATGAAGTTAATGTCATTGCCTTTATAAAAAACAGCCTTTGTATCTGTAGACACTAGCCAGTTTCGCTCAACTGCTTTCTGTTTATCAAGGCGATACAGCATGCTGGTTTGTTTAAGGCCTAAATATACATCCCAATTAAGAAATACTTCGGTTTTCTTTTCTCGACAAGCTATAAACAGAGTAGGGGTAACCGCTTCTCCAAATGGAGTTCTTATATAATCATCACTTTCTAACGATAAAATTACATTTTTCGAATCATCAATTGACGATGTAGTAATGGATGTGTGCCATTTTCCTGAGTCTGTGGCTTTCTCTAATTTTGATTTAGATTGCGCAGTTTTTTCCTGTGGAAATAGTTTATCGTAGCAGTTTACTCTAACTTCTTTATCGTTTTCTGCTCGACATTTAGATCTCTCAGAAAGATTTGGTTGCTGAGTCTCTGTTGTTACTAGCTGTTTCACTTTAGATTTTGAGCTTACAGGCGGAGTAAATGTTGGAGAAAAAAACGGTCATAACAAGATAAACGTCTGTCATCATCTTTCTCATTAGGGCATTGATCTCTGCTTTCGAATTTTTCAGCAACTGTCGTTCGAGTCGGTTGTATTAACTTATCGTAACAAGAAAGTCTTTCTTTATTATTTTCTATTGCTCGGCACTGGAGTGATGACTTAAAGTTATTATGCTCAGTTGCTGCGTGAGCAGGTAGCACACTAATTGATATAAATGATGCACCTATAGAAATAATCACATTTTTCATTTTGTTATCCCTTTGATTTAGTAAGAAATACTAAATTTCCGATAATAATATTGCCAATAACCCATAAGCCTCCAATAGCAATTAAACCTAAGCCCGTACCAATAACTGTACCGGCTTTTTCGGCATCGGATGTGGCGTTGTTTATTATTTCACCCACCTCTCTTAGCCCAACACAAATCGTGTAGATTATAAAAATATTAAATAATATAAAAAAACACTTAATGAGTTCTCCAAAAAATGAACGTTTAAGTTTTTTCAGTTGTTTGCCGCAAGCAGGGCAAGACAATACTGAATCGATCACCTCTTTCTGGCATTCAGGACATTTGATTAATGCCATATAATCCGCCTCCTTTGGCCCTCTACTAGCTGACATTTGTAACAAAACATTTTGATTTTATCAGGCTCTTTATTGATATGTGTCAATTTATTAGCTGGTATAGAGTGAGACAGGATGCCTTATCGACCTTACCCTGGCAACTGATTGACGGGGGATTACTCCCCCGTCGCGGTTTCCTTACTGCTTACACTGTAAGAACGCCGCAAACTCCGCTCCCCAGAAGCTCATCCGTATTTCACACAGCGAACCGTGCAGCATCCAGATGATGAGGATTGCCGTCACGCAGAACGTGATGGCCATAAGCGATTTTTGCGACATAGCGCTTGCCTCCTTAGTGGAGAGGCGCTAACCTATCACTTGCGAAGGTAGATATGTTAGGGCCTCGGGTTAACATTAAAGTTGACTCGGGGCCTTTCCACATCCGGCCTTCGGGTATTCCCTCCAGCCATCAGCCGAAAGGCACCCGCGCGAATTCTAGCCTGGTTTTTTCCCTTGTTTCAATCCGTTGGGGCCCGTCAGCCTTCTGATATAAAATTCCCGACCGCAGACATTATTCAATCACGCACTTGATACATGCTTCCGCCGGCGTTCGCGCCGGTTTTTCGTCCTGTTGCTGCATAGATCGTCATGTGCGATCGAGGCGCGGCATTGATCCTTTTTTCAGTTTAATTTCGACTCTCAATTTTACGCAGGCCGCGCCGCGTCTGGCTTCGTTGTTTGACGATTTTTCTATGCGATCCTTTCGCGATCGTGTCTCGCCCCACGTAAAGCATGAAAACTCATTTAATATCAGTCGGTTTCGTTGACCCCGCCATTTATGGGATCGTAAAAAACTCTCTGAAAACTGAAAAAAATTTCAAAGCGTGAAATTTCAGATCTTCGCTTTTCCCTCAGTTACTGCGCGGGCTGACGGTCATTTTTGCACGGCAGAAAACTGAAAAACTGTTTCGACACAAAACCTGCGGGTTGGAGGGGGTAGCGCGGTTTACGTCACCTCACGCTTTACGTCACACCGTTTACGTGGTGTGCGCATACAGCGCCGGAATGGCACGCAGAACGCATTAATCAGGTGGTGGATATGAAAACGCACGACCGGAGCCGTGCGTTGCGTGATGGGGCGTTTATGGGGGTTTTATGCCCGGTGATCAGGCGATAAGGTCACCGTATTTTTCGCGCAGGCTCGTAGCCTGTTGGGCGTCTGCGGCAAGTTCGCTGCTGTTTGTTGGTGCGCCGGTGTTGCTGTGGGTGTGGTTTGCAGTGTGTGTGGCCAGCAACTGAACCAGATCCAGAATATCAATCAACAACGTCAGCAGATTAAGTCCGGATTTTTCCCGTGAGTCACCGCGACCAATAAATACTGTCGGGGCTGTAAACTCCAGACCACCGTCCGCTCGGCATGTTCTGCGGCCTCCCACGTTTTCAGTAAGGTCGTGTTCAATCGTGGATGTAGCCCCTTTGAGTTTAGTCAGCAAATCCTGCGCTACCATCTGGATATGCTCACTGGCTGCGATCGCGTAATGGCCGGTAGTAAGGTGCTCTATTTGTCCTGCCATTAGCTTGCTGGTTCCCAGAACGCTGGTTATATCGTTTGCCTGTACTGTGGTTGTTCTGGTTGTTGTTGTGCGTTCCTCCTGATCGCTGTTAATGGTTCGCCGGGCTGAATGTTCTCTGATTTGCTGGTCGGTTTCTCTGTGCCAGCTTCCGTCAGCCGTGACGCGCTGAAACACTTCTGCGCGCTGTTGCTGCAGCTGTTCGCCGGGCTTTACATCAGGCAGGTTATGGCCAGCGGGTAAGATTTGCCTGATAACGGGTTTGTCCGGACGTCCTTCAATGTTGGATATTTCCACGATGGTGCCTGCCGGTGGGTAGGCAAAACATCCCGCCTCACTGCCAGCCATGGGGACGGGGAGCGGTACTGCCGGGTAAACGGGCGTGTCGCTTTTATCGTTGCCGTTCTCATCAAGCAACTGCACATCGACGGCGTAGCGTGGGCGGAAACTGTCGGCCACATCGCCCAGGGTGGTGGGCTCCGTTGGCGCAATGACGCGCGCCAGCCGGGTATGTAGCGTACCGCTGGCCAGTTCCGGGAACTGTGTTTCCATTTGTCTGCGTAATGGTGATTTGGAAACAGGGTTACCCGTGGCGGTAAGGCGCTCCCATGTCAGGGTCATTTTCTCGTTGTTGAGGGCTACACGGGTAATGCGCCCAGACGGTAGGTTCACGCCCGGTCGCACAGTTTCCATAAACATGATGTCGATGCTGTTTCCGCCGCTTTGCCCGAGTGTGTACTGTTGCGGAATATCCGGCATTGTAATACTGGCAAATCGTGAATCAGCTGCGCTTCCCACAAATACAGAACCGTCCGGCATAGGGTGCCAGACGTAATCGCTGATACTGAATGCTCGCCCCAGTTGGCTGAGCAGTTGTGCTCCGCTGCCGCTGTGGGTGATGTAGGGAGTTGGTATACTGGCATAATCCGCATCCGGAGTGATAAAAACGATACCGCTTTGTCGCCCCAGATTATCGAGTACCCCCCGCAACGTCGGGTGTTGCATGGAGCAAGGGAAATCAAAATCCAGCACAGCAGCCGCTTCACGAATAAAAAGGCGACGTGAGCCATTTTCAGCAGGTTGATCGCGCTCAATGTAGCCGGAGAAATAGCGCCATGCTTCACCGTCACGGCCGAGATCAATTTGTACCATTGCGCCGGCAAGGCTGTGTTCGGGTGACAGATTGTTAACAGAAATGAAGCCACGACCGGCAGCATTCAGGGTAAGAACAAGGTTTATATCGGCAATTTCCACCCGTTCGCCATTAATAATACAGCGTTGTATTAATTTCATGTTTTCCCTTCCTTTTTCACGCTCCCGATGCCAATCCAGTCCAGCCCGGAGCCAATACCATCATTGATATTTTTCCAGAAAGTTTCCTGGGTATTCATTCCTTTATCCGGCGTCAGCTCACTGCCGTTCTGTGTCTGCTGCTTTGCGATTGTTTTCTGTGAGCCACTGCGTGCCGATGCTTTTTCCGGCACGCTTAATTTTTCCCTGAGAGTAAAGGTGACCTGCCAGTGCATTTTCCCCTGTTGTTCCGTGGCATCAATGCCACCAGAAAATACCCCCTGTCGCATATTGATTGCCTTCGCGGTAGCGTTGGCAATGCGATACGTTTTTTTAGCTCCGTTACTTTCTGTTGCCTCCGCAAGCTGAAAAATACGGGTCAGAATAGCTTCATCGTTAAAGTCAATAACCCCCGACACGCGCAGCTCTTTAGCCTTGTTTCCCTGCTGAGCGCTCGTGGTGCTGGTTGACTGTCCGGACATATCTTTATCCGGTAGTTGCATGGTGGCGCTGACGGTGATGTTGCGCAGCAGAATGGCTTCCCCGTCAAGCGCAAGGACAATCATCTGGGTCATGTAGTGCTTCCCTTAGTGATGAGAGATCATCGCCGACGAACAGCATCACAGCTGTAAAAACCCACTCGGGGTGTGGGATGTTTTTTTGTATCAGCGCTGCGGCCTGGCTAAGGACTCCCTTGTAGCAAAAGCGCCACACCGGGCAAAATTTTTGCCGGAGTGCGGCCTGCTGATCAGCGATTTCCTGTAGAGCTTTATCTCTCGCATTCGCGAACTGACGCAGCTCTGATGACAATGTTTCCGGTGATGTGGCAGCAGGAGTAGCTGCCTGTGCAATGGTTGCAGCCAGCGACATGCTGCGAGTGGTCTGTGTCGACAGCATTATCGGTTCCGGAAGTGATGTTACCGGTCTGGCGGGGATTTGCATTCTGCTGATGGTCAGCGAAAGTTGGCTGGAGATCATACGGGACATTCTCCCTATTTCTGGCAACGGAAATGCACCTGAAAATTGTCTGGCAAGCGATAAAAACTCAGCAACAGACGGGGCGCAGAATAACATCGCCACGACGTCTTTTTGTGTATTTTCTGTCAGATACGGTAAAAGTGCAGACACTGCATTATCCGGACTGAGGTAGCGTCCCGATGGTGTGGTATTCCCTGTATTTACTGACCATGGGTGGAAACAAATCATTGAACTGGTGATGTTTATGGGGTGCGGGTGCAGAATTGAGACCGCCCAGTCAGGGCGGTTATTTTTATTGTCTTTCAAATGAATATTCATAGGTGTGTGAGATATTGCTGGTACTTGCGCGGTTACTGTCGGGAGGTTGTGGGTTGGTTATATAACTCCGTTGCAAAAATTATCTCTCCTTCAGTAAATGGGATATCTCCGTCAGGCTGTGTCGTAAAACTCTGTGAGACAGTCGTCCAGCTGTTTGTGTCAGCCTGCACGTCATTCTCTGTAACTGTTTCTCCTTCATGGCTTCCGCTTTTTACACTCCAGGCCAGGCAGTTATTGGGGGCGTCCGCACTGCGATAAGTGACAGCCGCCATAACTGCGACTAGATCTCCATTGCTGTTATCTACCGCACCAAACGTAACCTGTGCCGCCTCCGGGGACGGTGAGAGCATCAGGTATCCGGCATCACTGTCAGAGGTGTTCAGTCCCGTGACGATATCTTTATCCAGCGAGTTTTTCGCACTCCCCCCGGTAAATGCGGTTACCGGGCTGTATCTGACCTCAATAGCCCCAAGCAGGGCGGGTTCCGCGCTGTTATTTTTTCCGTATGCCACTGTTCCACAGTACATATCACCCAGCATTAACGTGCCGGATGCACCCGATGAAAAAATATTGTCACCACTACCAATACTCACCTGAATTTTGTCAGTCCGGTCATCTGATACATAAAACGATGTATTTCCAGCTAATGAGCGGTTGCAGTACAGACTGGCTGAGACATAGCCGTTTTCGTTTCGCGTTGCGAAAATTTCATAGTAATA